GTCCAGTATATGTCCTTAGGCTTTCCTGCATCTACTCCCTTAGCGGTTACCCCTTTAAGAATGGACTGGTTTAGATAACCTTCCAGCCTCCATTTCGGGTAATCACGCCAAACTATAGTTGAGGCCAAGATGCCTCCACAGTCAGCACAAATAATAGGTTTTCCAACCGTGTAACATCCCTTGAATGCTGTCCGACCGCCAGAAGCCCGATGGGGGGCCCGGCGGAGCTCGCTGTTAAGCATCAAGAAGTCACGTGAACAGTAGTTCTTCCCTATGGAAAGGAAGAGACCACAAGCTGACGTAACCTCCTTCCAACGAGCATATGATGATGAATCGGCTATGAAGCCAATATCGTCTCCGTTGATCCGGACCTTCGTGCTTTCCCCGAAGGGAATTCGAAGTGCGACGCACGCAGCAGCGGCGTTGATCAAACATAGAATCGGAAAGGACATTGGTGAGCCCATCAGCTGTCCCCATGTCTGTTGTACCAGCTCGAGATCCTCTTCAGAGGCATAGGCCTTATCCTTTGAAAGCTTCTTAGGATAGTATACCAGCTGGTGTCTAGTCAATGCTTTAAGACCAAGTTCATATAAAGGATGAGAGATAAGCTTTCGCTTTTCAATAACACCTAGATCGTTCTGGACTTTTATGTCAACAGAACGACAGATCTCTTTCCAAGCATACTCAATAAGCTCAGGATTAAGGTTATCTGTAGCGGCATCAAAGTCACCGCTAACATAGAACTCATCAGGCTTTAGATCCTCCACACAGCCGAAACAGCTAGTAAAGCTATCTTCGTCTATGGGTTTCCCGATGTACTGAAAGACGGCGTGTTCCTTGAGAACAGACCACATGAGTTTTTGAAGCTCACATGTCCGATAATACTCAGGGGCCTGGCCCTTCGTTATAACCCTAACTTTAAGGGGCTCCAGTATCGCTACCGGGGTAACCCTTAACGGCTTATCAAGCCTCCTCAACCACTGACGATCAACCCAGTTTTGGAACTCACATACCACCTTTTCAGGGATGGGTTGTCCGTCGACGGAGAAACAGTCGACAGGAACAGACACACTTTCTCTGAACCTGGTGAGAAGTTCACACAGGGCTCCACCATCAACCATGGACCGGTCAAAACAACTAGAACTGGACGGCAAGAGGTCCTCGTGTTCGAAGACAGTCTTGTCAAATAGGGAATGGATTATAGTAGACAATTCCATTTTAACTGCTAATACGTGCTTAGGGTCGCACTTCTTATGTGCCTCAGCGAAGTCTCTCGAGAGAGCTTTCTTATGTTTAAGAAGGCTCTGCTCTACAAACTCCGGGAGAGCAGGAGGCATACCCTTTTTACACATAAGGATATCCTGTAAGAAACGCCTATAAACCCAGGAACCACGAGCAGCACGCTTCATCACTTTGGACATTAAAGAGCTGAGAGGAGACACGAAAGTCCCTGGTCTCTCAGTTACGCATTCGGGACGGACTGGCTTTTCGACTTGAGCAAACCCTTCGCAGAAGGCATATGCAGAATGGAACTTCAATGTAGCAATTGCTGTTCCCTCTCTGCTCCTTTTCTCGTATAGTTCGAGAAAAGATGACTTCACTTTAGCGACGAGTTTATTATAC